TTTGCCACTCCACTAATTACTTGTTTAAGATTATATTTATAAGTATTATCACCACTATCACTAAAACTATCAAGAGTACCTGAAGAAGTTATATCTCCATTTTGTGGAGCATTTCTAGCAATGAAGTGTGAATGTGGATCAGCTGTTGAAGTTGCTGTTGCTATGTGCGTATGTGAAGGAATTTGATTTTCTGTAAGAACTACATTATTCAAACCTTGTAATGTATTTACTAAATATGTTGGATTACCTGATACAGATGGATCAACAACCACACTCATTGCTCCACCACCTACACCAGTTGTAACACCTACAGCAACTCTACCTCTTTTGTCTGGTGTTCCATTTTCTCCATTACATAAAAAAACATCTATAAATCCACCTGTTCCTACACCAGAAATACTGAAATTATCCAAAGAGCCATAATACTCATAGGCAACATAAGGAACCATTTTAGTCTTCTGTAGATTTGCTGTAGATATGCTATCTAAGTAGGCTTGAATTAAATTATTTAAATCAGCTAATTGAACATAATTTGTAGTAACATCAAGAATGAAAGCTGTAAGAGCTGTATCTGTCTCACATAACTTTGTAATTGCAGCTTGAAGTATATCATGTGTATCAGAAGAAACTGTTACACCTTGAAGACATCCTATATCATAATCTGCATTTAGGACATTTATAGTTGTAGTGAGTGAGTCAGTAATAATCTTCTGATTGCAAATTGATTGAATTAATGCTGAAATAACATCATTCAATGTTATATCTCCAGACTCTGGAAGAAATAAACTTACTAAAGGACAAAGATCTTCTGGATCAATTGTAGGAATTATACCTTCACCACTAATGATGCTAAGAATATATGTTGAAATTTGCAACTCAACACTAGCAAGAGAGTCACCTGTTACTATTCCTAGGCCAGGAATATCAATACCTGTATATCTTACACATTGATCAGATGTAATATCAGTACATCCATTGAAGCAGTTTGAACAAGCCATTTATTTATATTTTAGAAGTTTAACTTTGCTTGCAATCATGTCAACGGTGAATGCTTTAGCATAGTCTGGGTTACAATATTTATATTTTAATATCCTTCTATAGTTCAATAAATCTACCATTGTTGCAAATGGTATAGGTTGATTTAATGAAAACACAGTGTTGTTGTAGAGATCTTTAGCAACCTCTGTAATTTTACATTCAATATCTTGAAGTAGTGTGGGAATATCAGAGCAGTTTATGCAATTAGTCAATCTTGGATACAACATCGTCATCAGAAGTTTTCGGATTTACAATTAAATGTTTTTTGTCTTGGGCAACGCAATATGAACAGAGTCCCTCTTTCAAATTGCAACCACATCCTACGTTGGCTTTACATCTTCTACAATTAGCCATATCAATAATAAGTTGTCACTGTAGCATAATTGTTTCCAGAACATCCACAATTAGCTCTAATGAAGTTGTTTAACATTTTATCAGCTTGAAGATACAATTTATTTGCTTCAACTATTGCACAATTATTTGCAGCAGCTAATGCACCATTTATAAAAAACGATACAGTGGTGAGTTCAACTTTTGCTTGAGTTTTGATAGCTCTGTCACATTCCATCATATCAAGCTTCATAAATGCCTCATCAAACTTCTGTTGAAGTCTATCTACACGCATTGTAGTCTTGTTGACAAAATTAACTTCAGCTGGGTCCACCGTGTATTTTAAATAATAAATACCATCAGGAATAGGATCGTTTGTACCAATTGGAGTAATTCCCAAACTTGATGATGAGAATACATTCAGCTCATTAACATTGAATGGTAAACTAACTATACCAAAATTAGGAACAGTAATTTCAATAATAGGTGATGATACAGTTGGTGGATCAGTTGGATACGTTGAAGCATCAGCAATTCCAAGAGTGAGTGTATCATATGTAGGGATTACTAGTATATCAAGTTTTAGATCTGGCATATCACATTATAGAAAATGCCAGAGGATTTTGAGAATTAATCCTCTCACCCTCTGGCATAGGTTATTGAAATTTATTTAGTACCTACTATTAAGGAATCAATGTTGATGTAGTAGTAGTAGTGCTTGCTGGAGCAGATGAAGTAGTAGTTGTGGTAGTAATGCAAGCATTATTATCAACTACAGCTCCTAACCCAGCAACAAGTACCGCTTCAGTAGCAGCAGCAATTCCAGCATTACCAACAGTGTCAGCATTAGGAACAGCAATGATTACCATGTTATCCTCATGGATATAATCACCCCACTGATAAGCAGACTTATCAATCTCGTTGAATTTGATATAGTATGTATCGTAAATGACACCTTCAGAAACATAAGTCTCGAAGTTACCATTGTAACCATTCATTCTATACAAGTGCTTCAAATAACCAGCCTGATAGCTGTAGAAGTTCTTCTCAAGTTGAGCAATTTCTTCAGCAGTTCCAGTTGGATAAGAAGATCTCTGAACAACATTTGCAGTTGCAACAATATCACAATTGTCAGCAACAATAAAATCAACAGTTGTAGCAGGACCTTGATAAACAAATGCACGGAACCACATTCTATCATATTCCCAAGGGAATGCAGCAATATCACAAGGCTGACCATACTTAGTAAGAGTTTTACCAGAAATTCTAAGAACAGCTGAAGCATCATTACCAACTCTTTCGAATGTGTAGAAGTCACTGAATGTAATATTATCAGGATTGATACCTGGACCTTCCTGATTCAATTTAGCAATAAATTGATCAATCAATGCAGGAACATCAACATCAGTACAAGGATCAGCACCGCAGTCACAGCAAGGAGCTTGTACTGTTACAGATCTTGTAAATCCATTGAAATACAATGTATCAAGATAACTAGAGTGTCCTCTAAGAGTTAGAGTTACAACATCTCCACATTGTACACTCCACCCACTAATGTCAGTGATTTGTACAGCTGGAGTTCCGCAACCTGATACTTTGTACCATTCAGTTACGTTCGAATTACAACCAGCACCTGATGGACAACCTTTGATCTTATCAGAACGCTTAGAGCCTTGTAGGTAGGTGTTTGCTCTACCTTGAGCTACATAGAAGTATGGAGCAGCAGCAATATTGCCAGCTGTACCAACACTATAATCGTTTTTGAAGAAACCAACTTGACCAGCAGTTAGATCCTGTGTAGAACCAGAGCTAGGGAGCGCAGTTTGCCCTACTGGAACTACAAAAAGGGTGGTTAATGAGAAATCAGCCATTTTTTGTTTTTGTTTTAATTAATTATTCATTTGTTTGTATTCTGAACTGGGCACTCTGTACCGCAGATGCATTCTCTGTGTACATTGCAAGATTCTGGACGGTTAAATCAACTAACTCATCTTCCAGATAGGTCTCAAGTTCACAATTAACATCTGTAGACATTTCACCATTAAACTTTTCATAACCTTCCTTATCAATGTATATTGGGTATCTCATGTAAGAAATGTATATATCATTAGGAGTAAATGTCCCGTCTGTGAATATACTAATTTCATCCGAAGAGATAAAATTAAATGTTTCTTGATATTCAAAGGATGGTTTATAGTGATCGTTATTCAATAACAATTGTAAATCACCATGCTTTGCTAAATCTTTATTTATCCAAATTTTCCTATCCTTACATATACCTTTATCAGCTAACACATAGCTGTCAATATAAAACATATAAGTTGGAGTAAGCTCATCAAGCTTAGTTGACCATTGATTTAATTCTTTGTTTTTAATGGATAGTGGCAATTTACCTTTTTCATAGCTAATCACAAGTCTTTGTAAGTCCTCATAACGCTTTTTAAAAGAATCCATACCTAATCCACTAACAACACTAAATCCGTCAACCTTTTGCTTGATAAGCTTAATTTGTGCTTCGTTGAGCGCAAGTATTTTATCCTCAAGCTGAATTTGTTGATGCTCGTTTGTTGATAGTTTATTTAGTTTTTGATCAATCTTATATAACAAACTATCTACTAGAATCATACAGCTGCAAGTTTTTTAGTCTTTAACTTTCCTTCAAGTGTTAACAACTCATCCTGATTTTCATCATCAGCAAGGAATTTTAACAACTCATCTTCATCAGTAGCTATTTCATATTCACCTTCATAAATACGTCCACTGTTTTTAACTCTGTAGACTGAGTGTAAAATAGCTTGTTTGATCAAATCTTTAATACGGAGTAAATTTTCCTTCATGTCTGCAAATCTTGTAAACACTTCAATGGTTGATAACCCTTGATATTTACCTGATTTGAATTCAGTCTGTTTAAGAACATTATCTACTTGGTTGTAAACAAATTCTTCTTTGGAATCTTCTGTCACTGGTAATCCTAACAGTCTTGCAACCTTTCGCTTCTTCTCAGGAGTCATTGAATCAAATTTGGCAATTGCCTTATTGATCATTTGCTTCTTCTTGAATATAACTGCATTTTCAATATCATCGTCAACAACATAAAATTGTATGTCTGCTGGGAAGTCACCCCTTTCCCAAGCTTGATAAGAGCTTGCAATTGTAGGATGAACTCTCAACCATGAAAATGCTAATTCCTGATATGGAATAGTTAAATCGAAGTAGTTATCACCATCAAGAAGTTTTACAGGTTGTATATGATTATTATCATCAGCTGATCTTGACATGCTGTAGTTCCAGAAAGCAGCTCGTGGACCAAGATCTAATCCTCCTAACATATCTTCAAGTTTTGTTCGCAAATTCTTTACACGATCCATTTCAATTTCACGCTCTGTAGGATCTGCAATTCTTTTAATGTAAGCAGCATCAGGATCTAATCCTGTTCTATATTTACCGTCAAGTTCTTTATAAGGATATTTAAAAACTCCAGTTCCTGGAATTCTTGTAAGTCCTCTCTGTGATAATCCGCCTTGCATTGTCTGCATTCCAGCACTATTATACTCCTTCTTGATTGTGGAGATTTTTCCAAATTTACCCATACGTAGTTAATTGATCATTATTGGTTTATGTGCAGAGTGTGTCAATCAAATGACTAGGTTCACTGACCTACACTCTGTTTAAAGAAAGTCTCCCTCGTTTTGAGGGAGAGTTCCTTTATTAGAACTGTGGAATTTCTTCGATAAGAACAGTTCTTGACAAATCTTCGATGAATACATCACATCTGTCTTGCATCCAGATTTCATAACCTGGGAATTTGTTAGCAGAAGACATACCCTGAGACTTAGCAAAGCCAAGATGATGTCTACGTCCATCAATGTAACCCCATGTCATAGAAGGAGCTCCTTTCATTCTCACTTCACGCATGTTATTAATCATCGACCCATCTGACATTGGAGAAACGTCAAACACCATGAACACAGGAGTAGACTTCTTATTCTGACCAAATTCTAGGTTAGACTGAGGAAGATCGAGCTCTTTCAAGTGAATCAATTCTACACGACCAGTTTCACGAGTAACCATTGCATCAAATGCAAAGTTATAAGTGATATGCTGACCTTCACCTTGCATATATCTGTTTCCAGAATCAGCCATAAAAGTAAGACCTGAATTCAATGCATCATTTTTCAAAGCCTGCTGGAATACATCAAAGCCTGCTTCGTTAGTGTACATTTTAACACGTCTATCTTTAACATCCACACGTCTGTAGAACAAGTCTCCAAATACTGAACGAATCAAGTTTGCAGAAAACTCACCACGATTATATTGAACCAAGTTACCATTGTTACGCATTCTGTGATAAACACCAGCAGATACACGTTTCAATTCTTGCTTAGAACCATTAGTTTTTACAGTGCCTGGCTTAGACCAGATCATACGCTTCACCTTCAACTCAAGCATAGCTTTTCTAAGCATGAATTCTACGAACGGTTCCCATTTAACATCGTTACGAGTTAATGGTAGTTGATTTCGTCTTTGAGGAGCGTACACTAAAATATCAAGAGGTTTGCCAGAAGCATCTCTCATTGTTTTATCATCAGCCCATGCAGTGATCTTATGCTCAAATCCATATCCAGAACCAAGAGATTCGAACATTGTGATCTTTTCACCAAGTCTTGGTAGACCAAGTAAATCCTGATCAAATTCACCAATTGCAGCATCAACCAATTCAAGCTCAAGACCAATTTGAAGGAACGTTGAACTTACGAAATCCATGATTGGATTATCAGAAACCAATGTGAAAGTGTACAAGAATCCAGCATTCCAAGGCATAGGATCTTTCACAACATACCATCTTGGACCATACTGACGAGAACCTACAGAAACGATTGCGTTCTTAGAGAATTCGTTAGTATCCAACACAGCTTGAAATTCCTGACCATCGATACCTGGCTTGCTCATTTCAGCAGTTGTGCTAGGAATGTCAATAAGTTTAGGGAATTTATAAGGTACTTGAACTTCCCACTTCCAAGAATCGCTATTATTGTCGATGTAGTATGGAGTGGACTTGTTAATCATGTCAAGGAAATCGTTACTGTACAATGAACTCTGAGTGTACAAAGAGATGATCTTCTTGTCATAATCAGCAGGTTCAGTGGAGTGAAACGATTCCAAGTGATTTGAGTCTGTTAATTTACCTACAGCACGTTTGTCCATAGACGCTACACGAGCGTAGGTAAAGCCAGTTAAACCTGGGATTGTTTGAATTGCCATTGTTTTTTACTTTTGTTAGTTAATTTATAAGAACCATGAGTTCGCTTTTCCAGGATTGGTTCCAGATCCAGATTTTTTATTAGTCTGTCTCGCAACTTCCTCAAATAACTGGTTTGATTTTTTACTCACACCTGTTTTTTGAATGGTAGATAAGGTTGGATCTTTTTCTAGAATTTTGAGAAGAAGTCCCACTTTAACTTTCATAGCGTGATTCTCAGGTCTTTTTAACTCCAGGATAGTTTTATCAAAATCCGTCAAAGTTTCTCCAGACGAAGTTTTGTACTTGTCTACCAAAAGGAAGTCTTGTAGTTCTGTTGCCAATTTTGGGTTTAATGGAATCCCATCAAACTCCTTTGTTTTCAATCTATCTTGTATTACAGACTGAACGTTTTGTATATATTGATTTCGAACCATTGTTTTTTGTTGAAGTTGTTGTTCAGCTTGTTGTTCCATTTGGCTCAATTTAGCTGCCTCTTTCTTCACCAACACTTTATGATGTCTACTTGACACCGATTCTAAATCACCGTAGTTTCTTAATCTCTCAACCTCTGTAACTATATCCTCATCATCAAATCCTTGATCTGCTAATGCTTTTTTAATTACCTTAACTTGGTTTTCTTCATTGGATAGATCCATTTCAGCAAAAGAAACCACATTGTTATATGAACCAAAATAATCTTTAGGATTAACTCCTTTTACAAATATGGCATCAAACGCTTTTTGGTAATCTTCTCCAAATTGACCAATGAAATTGTCAACAATCTCAACAGCACCTTTTTTCTTTTCAGCATTGAATCTTTCAAGAAATTGTTCTGGTGACTCAATTTGAGATTCTTCATCATTCTCATCTTGTGTGAAAACACCAAGTTTGAATAGATCTCTTGATAAAGCTGTAAATGGTGATGGATCTTCATTTTCATCATCTTGACCATCTTCAGCTTTAGGAACTGGTTTAGTTTTATTTGGTTGAGGACTGTCTTCTTCTTCCTCCTCCTCTTCTTCTTGATTGTCTCCTAAGAAATTACTAATAAAGTCTTGTGGAGCATCTTCCTCACCATCTAACTTTTGAACAACTTCTTTTCCTTTCGGAACATCAGGTTTGGTAATAGGCTTTGGTTCTTCAGCTGTTTTTATAATTGGTTCTACTTTATCAGGGTCTTCTGTTGAAGTTTCTGGAGAAAATAAATCATTTAACAATTCTGCATTACCAGCTCCCATTCCAAGTGTTTCTTCAATTCCGAAGTTTCCAAATGATGGAGTATCTAGGTTATCTGCCATACGTAGTTAATTATGTTATTGGTTTATATGATATAAATATAAAATCGATTATGAACGAATCAAAGATTAATAATTAAAATAGTATAATTTTTTTATATAATATAGCATTATGTTTATATACTACTTATTTTGATGAATTTTTATTCCTTCCTTTTGCATTTTCTTTTGCTACAGCTAGATCATTTGCCATGTTTTCTCTAGTAACTTTCAACTTCTCTTTTTCAATTTCAAGCTTTTGCATAGCTTGTGTATTTTTAGATTGTATGTCTTGCATCTTCATTTGATAATCTTGAGCAGCTTTATTTTGTTGCATAGATAGATTTGTCATCTCTAATATATCAGCAGTTCCAGATTGATCGTTGTCAGCACCAGCATTCTCATTTCTTCCAAGAGCATTTATTACAGCAACTTCTTTCTTATTCAATCTATCAAGTTCATTTTGATAGTTTTCATTAGCTATATCCTCCTGTTTTTGTTGACGAGCTTCTTGCATCTGTGCTTCAGCAAGTTGCTTCTGTTGTTCAAGCTGCTGTTCTTGCATTTTTTGTTGTTGATCTTGTAATTGCATCTGACGATCTCTAAGATCTTTGAAGGTTTTCTTCATTTCTCTCATAGACTTAGTAGAATACAATTCAATAATATCGTAAAGCGTACCACCATTCTGAATAACTGCTTGAGAAAGTTGACGAAGCTCGTTAAACATTTGAGTGTCTTCGGGACGATTTGTTGGAAACACCTTGAGATCACGAAGTTTTAAATCGTTCCCATTAACCTGCACAAATGCAGCTTCTCCTTCATTTGTAATATAAGATAGTGTAGACAGAGGTTTAGAACTTTCTACGTACTGAGCAGCATCTAAAATAGCCTGATACAACTGTCCTTGAACATATTCATGAGCAACGAATAAGGGTTCTGTCTGAGCGTACGATTGAGACATGGCTGTATTTGTAGCTGTAGCAGTTTCACTAGCCTGTATGCTTCCTAAACGCTGTCTAGACAAACCTATCAATTCCCAACACTCATTCTTTAACTGTAATGCAAGATTATATCTAGATTGAATCTCACTTGTTCTAGTCAAATCAATATTTCTTGCAACAGATGTATTTGATACAGGAGCTTTGGTATTTTCTGGACTATCGTCATCAAAAATAATACCTCGTTCCCTAGCTTCCATTTCCCAGATATCAAGTGAATCTTGCTCATCACCATCTTTTAATCTAGGAACTCTTCTAATATTAACAGAGGCAACATTACCAATCTCCTTCTCTAAAAGTTTGTATAATTGATTCATACAAATATTATATAGAGTCTGAAAAGGTTTCATCAAATCTACCAATGACTTCGCTTCTGTATTTTTCAACTCATGCACTATACCAATTATTGGACAGTAACTAAGTATCTTTAATGGCTTTACATGATATATATCTGGACCAATTTTAATACCTTGATACCATTGGTTAATCCATCCCCACTCTAATGATATTTGTGTAGGTATAGATTTAGAAATATAATTCTCATCAACAAGTGTAGTTTGCTCATTACCCATTTCATCAATGTAAATGAGTTTTCCAATCTTTCTCTTTGATGCCCAATATGATCTCACCACTACATATTTATATCCAAAAGAAGAAACGTTTGATGTAAGACCCAAGAAGTCTTTCAAACCATCATTGTTTTCTTTTATTTCAGACTCGATCATCATTCTTGTCTGTAACACCAATGGATCAAAGGTGTCATATATAATTGAATCAGTGCCAGGTGTAGCTTCTGGATTTCCAAGATTAGACTCTCTTGTATTAATCAATCCATAGTCTTGAAGAGATGATCTCAAGTGATCAATTTCTTCTTTTGTAAGATCTGGAATAGATTCAATTATTTCAGAAAGTTCCATAACTTGAACAGTACCAGCAGCATACGCTCCTTGGTTTCTTCCAGTTGGATCAGAAACGTATTTTCTATCAGGTGTAGTTAAGAACCATGTATTCTTAGGATTCGCAACTTCTATATTAAAACCTAACTTAGAGTTGTCTTCATAAACATGATAGTACTCTCTTGCAGAAATAAGAAGATCCCTAAATGCATCTTCTGATTTTTCTTTTAGATTGAACTCTGCTTTTTGACATGTTAGAATATGATTTGCCCACTTTTCAGCAACTGATGTGTAAGAATCTAATTGATCCTTCACTTGCTCCATAGTAAGTTGCTCCAATTGCTCATCATCGATCTCTTGGCCTTGCATAGCCATTTTTTCCATGATGCTTTTTTTAGCTTGAGTAATTACAAACTTTTGTAGTATTTCTGTCTTAAATTGTAACTCTTCAGATTGACTATCATCATCAAACGCTTTTACACGGAATGTATCTGGACGTTTAGATATCTCACCTACCAGGTTATTAATAGGTGTTGTGACAATTGAATAGTGCTTCACATATGATGGAAGTTCTAAATCAGCCATTAACATATCTGTGAAAGATTTTACTTCTGGCTCTTGATAGAAATCTTCCATTCTAAGAATTCCTTTGACCAAGTCGTAATTTTTCACAAATGTGTCACGATTCTTCATGTACTCCGCATACGATTTATTTGCGAAATAATCCATCGTATTCTTAATCCAACTCTCATCCTTCTTTTCTTTCTCTGTCTTAAATTGATCAGGAAAAATGTTAAGATAGGCGTATCGTATAGTTGCGTCTTTTGTATACCTGATTATTGCCATTATGTGAACAATTTATTTTTTCTAGTTTTAAACATATTACCTGAGTTGGCAAACAACTTATTACTCTTCTTTTTACTGTATAATGACTTTACTCTTTCATCACTTGAACCTCCAACTCGCCCCAATATAGGGTCCATTTTCATTGCTTGAGCAATTGCCAACTCTGCTGCTACTATACGGTCAAAGTTACCTTCTTCATTATATTGTATAATTTCTTCTAGTAACATCGGATCAAATATCTTACTCATACCATACACTTCTTTAATAGTGTTACCTTCGTCATCTTTTTCAGAATATATAACATCTTCTGAATAAGACTTTAAGCAAGTATGTAAGTAGTTGATTATTTTTAGTGCGGATCTATGTATTCCAAACTCACGCTTCACTGTTGAATTGGGAACAACTTCTAACAACCACTGAGGTTGTTTCTCTAAATAGTGAGCATCACCTTTAGTCTTCATATATTCAATAAATGA